CGGGTTGAACAAGCCCTTCATGCCCTCGACGAGCGCGGCGTTAGCGGCCGGGTTCACGGTGGCGTAGCGGGGCGACATGCCAGCAGCGGCTTCGTTCAACTTCTGCTGCGCCTGCAACAGAACGAGCGAGGTGCCCGGAGTTGTGCCCGGAGTACCAACCGACTGATAGATGCTCTTGTACGAGTTAGCAACGTCAGCGTCGATGCTGGAGGCCAACTGGCTGATACGCGGCTTCAGCACGCGCTCGGCAAAGTCGTCCAACTGCATCGTCATTTCGGCGGTTGTGAAGTTGACGCCGATGTGCTTCTGCGAAGCAACCGTCAAGGTCGTGAACTGCTCGTTGTCGTCCTGAACTTGCAGGGCGGCACCGTCGGTCACAAGAGCGCGATCCGGCAGACGGATACGCAGCGTGGTGCCGATCTTGGCGCCTTCCACGGCATACGAATCGTCGTACTGACGGTTCACGTTGCGGGTGATCACAAGGTTGTTTTCTAAAATCTCTAAAGATTTTCTTGTGATCATGTCAATAGTAAGAAGTGAATTACCCACTTTTATGTCCTCAAAAAGAAGTTAGCGGTTACGCGCTTCCCACTGCTTAATCTGTCGCTGACGCTCGCGCTCAATCCACTCTGACGTACTCATAGCCGAAATTGACCGTGGGTCTGTCGTGTCGTAGACCGAAGCGCCAGAGCCTTTTGATGTGACAGGCTTAATTGGCGGGGGCGCACTGGTTGTCTTTTTGACCGGAGCAGGATCGTTAGCCAACTTGGCTTCAATCTTGCCGATCTCTTTTGCTTGCAAGAATTGCGGTAAGCGGGAGATACGTTCAGCCTCGCGAACGTTAGTGCCCAAGTAATACGCAATATCTGGGCCTAAATCCGAAGCCTGAATCGTCTGAGCCATCACGGTCGTAATTGGAAGAGCGTTGTTGTACGCGACTTGTTCAAAGTCATCGTACTTATCACGCGCTGCCTCTTCACGCTCGTGGTAAGCCTCAAGGAGAGCCATTTGCTCACGCTCTGCTTCGCGTCGGGCGAGAAGTTCAGCGGCTTTGCGTTCGGCTAAAGCCTCGGCATAAGCATCTGGGTCTTCGTCTCGACTTGGCAAAGGTGCTGCGTCAGTCGGTGAGGACTGCGCTCTAAGCGCCTGCTCTCTTTCCCACTTGCGACGTTCTCTCGCAAGTCTTTTGCCGACCATCGCGTCTAACTCGTCTTGAGTAAACGTCTTGGCTGGCTTTTCTTCCGGCTGTGCTGCCTCTTGGGCAATAACTTCGGGTTCCGGGGCTGCCGTAGCCGCCGGTTCCGGCGCGGGAGTTTGTTCCGCTATAACTTCAGTATCAGACATTGTTGATCCTTACGAATCCCTGATGTGCCGCACCAGTACGGATAAAAGTTTATTGTGCAGTCGTTGACGTTTCAACTGACGCTGCAAGGCTATCCTTGAGCATCTTTAGGAAAGCGTCTCGCCCAACCTGTAACTGGTCGTAACTAAAACGTGCGCCGTCCAGTTTGCGATTGAGATCGAGTAAGTGACTCAAGATAACCTTTTGCTCATCGCTAAAGGTTTCCGGATCGTACTCAACGCCATCAATCGAGACTTTAGGCTTATTCGTGTCTTTCGCCATTTTTCTCTCCTTAACATTCGCTGAAGGGGCAGCGAATTAACCCATCAATTTTAGGCCGCCCACGGTAGCGGGACGACCTTCGGCTGCTCAACCTTTTGGTTGTCAATCTGCTGCTGCGCCATACCCTCAAAGCGAGCCACGCCGTCAGCGCCGAGCGCCTCTTTCGTCCACGCAATCACTTGCGCTTCGGTCACGCTGTCAAGGCTGGCAAAGTTAGCGGCGTCCGGCGGGAGCAACTTGGTATCGCTTTGCACAAAGCCTTTCAATCCATCCTCATCTGCGTCAATGTCAAAGCATACGGTGACGACAACGCCTTGCAGAGCGCCTTCGTTCATTGCCTCAATTTGACGGATTTTCCATACAAAAGTAGCCATTTATTTAGCCTCCAGTTCAGCGACACGCGCTGTCAGTTCTTGCACAGCCTTCACAAGCAAAGCCACCATGTTTCCGTAATGCAGGGCATCCGGTCGGCCTTCGCTGTCGTAAGCCACAAACTCGGTCAACCCAGCGTCATGCACTTCCTCGGCAATCAAGCCGCCAAATACGGTATCACCACCGTCATTACCCTTGTAAGTGACGCTGCGAAGTTTCAGTACGTCGGCAAGGCCGTGCGTAGCGTTTGTAATATCCGACTTGTAACGAAGCGACGAGGTTGAGCGGTATAAAAACCCGCTTGAGTCAACAAATACGTTTGCCGCTGACGCGGTGGTTAAGTTGTATGGTGAATTTGCTGCCGTTCCCGTAGACAACTTTCCGTCGTTTTGAACATAAAGCAACGGAGTCGCCGCACTATTTTCGCCATATATTGTGTAATCGCTAGATGCGGTACTTGCCCCTTTTACGCGAAGCCGAACATTTGTTAATCCAGTATCTGCAATACCAACATTCCCAGCAAAGTAGTTATCCGCCGACCCCGCTGCATAGAAGTTCCAACGGTTAGAGCCAGAGGCGATGCTACTGTAAAAGCCGTAGTTGTTGGTGGCTCCGGTGAGACTGGGTTGAGCAATAAACCCGTGTTGATCTGTAACCGTTGATCCTGATCCAATAGTTGCGCCGTTTGCATTAAAATGAAGGATGCTGGCTACCGTAAATGATGCGGCTTGGGTGGATGCTGACGATACAAAACCAACTGCCGATGTAGTCGTTGTTGATGGAATCGTTTGGTTTATCCTTATGCCCCTAGATAGCCCTCCAGAAGAAGGTGCAGTTCCTAACACTTCAAAACGAGATGCTGCATCCGCCGTCCCGCCGACCCCGACGCGACCCTCCGAGTCGATGCGCATCCGCTCGTTAAACGTGCCGCCAGAACCACCAGCCGTTCCAAACACTATCGGCGATGCTGCCCAAGAGTTCCAAATTATTGCGGCGTTATCAACAAGGCTAGATGAAGCGCCTGTTTGCAATAAGTTAAAAGCATCGCCCCATGAGCGAATTTCAACACCGGCGCTTGAGCCTGTTGCTGAAGAATTAACAACGGTTAATCTTGTTGCGGGGGATCGTTGGGAGACGCCGCCAATACCTGTGTTGCCCGCGAAGTAATTGTCAGCCGTACCCGCCATATATACGTTATAGCGGTTGGAACCAGACGCTATGTCTCCATAGAAACCGTAGTTGTTGGTGGCTCCGGTAAGGTTAGAGCCAGCAATAAAACCAAATTGATTGGTAACTGTTGAGCCAGCGCCAATCGTTGCTTGCGAAGCACTGAAATGACGCAACTCACCTAAAGTGAAACTTGCCGCCTCTGTGTTTAAGCCAGTAGAGAATCCATACCCGCCACTTGTTGAGCCGCTTGGAATGGTTCCCGTAACACCAACACCAAACGATACCGTGCCGCTGGTTGGTAATGTGCCGAGGATGTTTAGTTTAGTTGCAGCCCCCGCCGCCCCGCCGACCCCGACGTTGCCGTCCGGGCTAATCGCCATTCGAGTATTGCCGGGCGATCCAGCAACACTTGTCGTGCGAAATTCCAACGGCAACGGAGTCGCAGACCCTTCCGAGTTAGCACTTACAGATACAGCCGTGCTATCCGCACGCAAACTTGCCGTAACGGAATTTGTCGGCGTCGAACTGTTGGACAAACTAAACGATGCAATCTGCGAAGTTCCGTTCGGAATTGCAGTAACTCGAGTTTCTCCATTAGTCGTTTTGTTTTGGAATATAAGACGAGTTGCCCAATCGCCGCCAAAGTCGGCTAAAACTCGCTGCGCAGTACCAGAAAAAATTAAATTGCCAGAAGCAATATCCAGTTTTTCGGTTGGCGTTGTTGTGCCAATTCCCCATCTTTGTGAAGCATCAATTGCGCCAGCATAAGTGCCGCCGTTGGTTTCAAAGACAATTACTCCTCCAGCGTTATAATTAGCCAGAGTTAAACGGCTTTCCCCCACGCTGTAATACAATGCGCCAGAACCAGCGGTCATGTCAGTTAGGTAAATTGCTGACCCTTTAACGGTTCCTGCAACGTCTAACTTAAATGCTGGCGTACTGGTTCCTAAACCAACGCGATCAGTAGACGCATCAACAAACACCAAGTTGACATCAGCGTCGCCTTTTACCTGAAAATCAATGTTGCCAGCATCGTTATTGACGATGACCGACGCGGCACCCACGCGGAACGACTCAACACCATTCGCCGACACTCCAAGCGTGTCTGCATCAGGAAAGTAAATGCCGGTATTGGTGTCACCCACATTGGTAATACCAGGAGCGGCAGCGGTGCCGTCTTGAAACTCGGCTACACGGCAAAAGTGGTAGGTATCACCCACCGCCGGAGCGCGAAGTTGCGGAGTTGCGGTATCAAGTGCAATTACGTCAAGAGATGCCACAGTGTAATCCTCTAAATCGGTTCGTAACTGTTGCCGTTACAGGCAATAACAGGTTGGACGACAAAATAACTTGTGCCGCCACAATCTACAATGTTGCGATCACACGGATAAACGCTTCCATCACAGGATAAAACTTTATATTTCCATCCCTCAGGAGACTGAAAGCCTCGCGCTCCTAAAGACGGGACGTTGCCAAGTCCAAGCGGCAACCCGTTACGTAATGCAACGCCCCAACTCATCGAATGTTAATCGGTTTGGCGTACACAATGCCGTTTGTAAACACTTGCAAAGCACTGACGCGCCAAGGAGCGCCCGTACCCTGCGGCACAATAAACGGAATCGGGGTGTTGCCGGGAATCGGCGTGCTGTCGGTCGTTGCCGTTGCGCCTTCGCCAATGGCGATATAAGCGTCAGTGGTGGACCATACGACAACGCCTTGCGGGCCTGACTGCCATTCGCCAGTTGAACCAGCGGTGCCGTTGTACGTAATGGATTTGGCCGGAAAAACGGCGTCAGAAAGAGGGTTAAGAAGTTCCATGTGATTACCTCAAGCAAGAAATCGAAGGCGGTACAGAGTAGATAAATACAGCGCCACGATCTCATCAATAATGTTTTGGATTGCCGTTTCTTCCTTTTCACAGAATTTGTAGCGGTTTTCTTCAATTTCCGCCAACTGATCCTGCAAGAACTCAACGACGTTACTGGTTTTTTTAGCCGATTGCAGCGATACAGGGCCAATCAGGCCATGACGGCCCTGATAAGCCTCTGCAAAGTCGTCTGCCAACCCTACGATGCTTTCGTAGAACTTGCCCAAGGCTTTGTGCTTGGCATACGAACGGGTGTTGAGATGCACGGAATGGGTCACATCCCGCGCTAGGAACAACATACCTACAAAATCAGCCGGTTTCATGCCATACCCTCGCCCATCGTCGGCGGCTCACGCGGCACCTCCGAGGGCATTAAATCACCTGTTGACATCATACCTGAAATTGTGCCCATTACGATGTCTTGTATCTGCTCTTCGTTTAAGCCGGACTGTACAGCAGCAATACGCTTGGTTTCGGCGTCATACGCCTTAATCTGCGCTTCCTGCTCTTTAATCCGCAGTTCCGTGGCTTCCATTGAGCGCGAAACGCCTTGAAGCATCTGAAACATCTGATCCATTTCCGCGCTCATTGCCTCAATCTGCTGATTAGCAGCCTGTAGCGCCGGGTCTTCGTTAGGATCGGCCAGAATCTTCGGATCAATGGTCTTAGCCAAACGCTTGGCAATTTCCTGCGCTCCCGGCCAATCCATGTTCTTAACGAACAAGTCACCCGCCACAGCCCACAGGTTCGGGTTGGCTTGCAGGATTTGCGACATCGCGTCCATGGCTTCCTGACGCTTGGTCATGTAGGACGGCCCGGTTGTAACGGCAACGTCGTACTTACCCACAGACGGGTTGTAGATTTTTTCAATGACCACGCCAGCCTGATCCACAATCTTGCGGACAGGCTCTTGCTGCATCGGGTCGATACGCACCGTTGAGGTTTCCCCGTCGATGCCGATGATGCGAGCAATACGCTGGGTATCGTAAATCTTCGGAATCAAGTCAACGAGTTGGCGAGTGACGTAGCGGATAGCGCGGGCAAGGTTATCTACGTAATGATATGACCCCGTATCGCCCTGACGTTCACGCGCCAATATGGCCCGACCCGAACGCTCGTTAGACGTGGCGCCAAGGCTAGAGTCATAGTAGCCCGTCGTTGACTTAATGTCGTCCGACGCGCCCATCTTAGCCTGAATAAGGCCGGTTTGGGCAAGGGGTGGGGCGGCACGTTGGGGCAGCGGCAGCATGTTGCCAGCGCCGTCCGTAACGTCAGGATTAACCTCCAAATACGGCCAGTTCTGGGTATTGGCGGTCTTCCACTGATGCTCGTACCCCTCAAACTGCCCACCGTAGCCGATAAACGGCGCTTTGGGGGCCAAGGCGAGCATTTCCGCCTCTTGGGATACCCAGTAGTTGTACATGCGCTGCGCGTCTTTAGCGTTACGCACAAGGCCGCTGATGTAGATACGGCCTTCCACCTCGTATTCGTTGCCGACCACGCGGACAACCGGAATCCACTTACCCGGCCACTCCTGCTCTTCCAGCACTTCGTAGCCGTTCGTCTTCATCCACTTGATCTTGCGGATGTCTACGTCACGGGTGCGAATCGGTGCGAGGCCCATCGCCTCCATTTGCGCCGCTTCAGGCGAGCCAGCGTAAGCGGTAGCACCGCCCGGATAGAGGTTTAACTTCGCCTTTTCATAGTAAGCGTAGAAGTATTCCGCAATCCGTACTGAATCGTCGGTAATCCACTGCGCCAGATTCTCGTCACCAATACCACGGCTCTGGATCGACGAGATGGGTTCGGCGTCAGGAAAATGACGCTCAAACTCCTCACGGGGCATGTCCTCGGTTATGAAACACCATTCTGCATCGGCTCCGCACGGGTCTTGGATGTGCGGGTCCATATATACCGAGAACGAGTTACGAACGCGAGCGATACGGATGTCTTGGTCAAACGAATCCGGGTCGCAATACTCGGTCAGGATGCGGATATAACCTTCACCATACGTAACCTGATTCTCACAGGCGGTGTCGTAAGCAACATCGGCATCCGAGATGTACTCGATGTGCCGGACGATTCCGTCAAACACCTCGGCAACTTCAATGTCCGCCTTGTCATCAACCGGGATGACCTTGCCCGAAGGCCGGTTCTGACGCTGGTCGTTTGTGACCTGTCTGACGTGCTGTGGAAGTTTGTTGATGGTCAGGCAGGGACGAGCATTGATCGTCTGACCTTGCACTGCGCCACGAGTGGCTAAGACTTCTTGAGGCCATTGCCACCTTTGGTCTGGAGAACCGGCAAAAAACCGTAAATCGTCCAATTCGCTTTCACGAGATTGGCTGTAGGCGCTTATCGCCAACGTCATGCGTTTCCGAGCCTGAGCAAGCAGGTCAGCAACATTGTTCTGGCGGCGACTTTCCGGCGTGTTTGCCACGCGGCCTGCCCCAGAAATACCAGTTGGGTCTTTAGCCATTAAATTTGTTGCCTTTTCTAAGGTTTTCAGACGCTAAAATAACTTGCAAATTCCAAGGAACATGCAAGCCACTTACGTTTTTGCCCTGCAATGGCACAACGTGGTCTACATGCCAAGAAATGCCAGTCAAGGCGCTTCTTTGCAATGCTAAATCATACACTTCCGCAATAATCCATTGGTCGTCATCTGACAACCAATTAGGCATACGCTCTATTTCCGCTGCTCTACGCCTTGCGGATATGGCTTTAACTTGCGGCTGGTTTCGGCGTTTCCAATTTCTAGAAATTGCCAAATAACGGTCCCAATGGCGCTCATTCCATGCCTTGTTATTGGCAATTTTCCGCTCGTAATTACGTTTAACCCAAGAGTTATAGCGCTTGTTAACTTTTTCCGGATTGTTTTTTACGTAATCCGCACAATGTTTATTGTGTTTTTCAGGGTTTGCTTTATTCCAAGCAGCAGCAGCGTCTACAGAGCATTGAACGCATCGTTTTGTAGAAACGTAACGCCCGGACGTATGCCCGTTTTTGCAAGGCACGCCTACGTTGTACCTTGCAGCAGCCATTACTTGCCCTTCTTGCCCTTCGCCGCAGCGCGACGTTTGACGGAGTACGCAATCGCCAGACTTTGCTTCATCGGCTTGCCCGACTTTAGTTCAGCCTTGAGGTTACGTCGGAAAGCGCCTTTAGAGGCAGACTTTACGAGAGGCATTAACGCATACCCCGTTTCATCGGCGTCGGTCGGAAATCAACCGTCGTGCGGATCATGTCCTCGTTAACGCGCTTCGGCATACGCGGAGCAGGCATCCGGGGCTTCTGCATCCGGCTATTTTGGATTATGTCACCGACTGTTGCGCCGGGAGACACGCCGATTGGACCGGGGTTTTTCTTTCCGTACATGTTTTTTACCCTTTTTTGGAGGATTTACGGGGCTTTCGGGCGGTAAGGGCTGACTTTCGGAAAGCGGCAGCCGTTGGAGCGCCTTTAGAACCCGGTTTACGCATTTTCTCGCCCGATCCCGCAGCGATTCGAGCGCGTTTAGCATGAATGTTCGCATAGAGACCCTTTTTTGCAGCCATTTCAGAACCTATTGTGTTTGGAAATGTTTTGCGCCGCCGTAATCACTTGCAGATTCCAAGGCACATGCAGCCCGCAAACCGAATCATGCTTTAAAGGCACAATATGGTCAACGTGCCAGTTGACTTTTGTAAGTTTAGACCGTAGGGACGCAACTTCGTAAATTTCTTTAAGCAGCCATTTGTCGTCTTCTGACAACCAAGGCGGAGATGCTTGGCGTTTTGCCGCCCTTCTTTCAGCGGCGGCAGCGCAAAACAGATGCATGTTGGCTTTTTGGTACTCCAGCATGCGTTTGCGCTCTTTGTCTCTGTTTCTGTGATATCTGTCTAAAGCCTGTTTGCGAAAGAAAATTCTGCGACGGCGATAAACGGCTTTATAGTCGCGCTTGCTGTCCAATGCTTTGCTTTTATGAAGGCGAGAACAATACAGCGCATTAGCCCGTTTATGGCTAATGTCGGTTTGGCAAAACAAACAGACTCTAGTCGTTAGCACTTCCATCGGCGCAAACTGGCTTTAGCCCGTTCTGCTGGGCCTTTTGCCTTTTTTACCACACCAGACATGCGCGAGCAAAAGGATTTTTTACGAGCCGCATCCTTCTTGGTTTTAGGATTTGGCGCAGGTGCCTTTAGATTGCTGCCGGTTGCTTTGTTATACCGAGCACGACCTTTCGCGGTCAATCCCGCCCCTCTTGACACGGGCTGTTTTTCTCCTCTACCAACTGAGAGGCTGACAGACTTTCTAGCCATTAGGCACCCATCCAAGTGTTAATCATGCCGCTATCGCGGTGTGTGGTAATCGTGCGGGGACGCTCGCGGTATTCGCGGTGAGCGACTGGATACGCAAACGTAACGGCGATGGCATCAGCAGCGTCAGGCGATGCAAGGCCACGCGACTTCATGTCTTTCTTCGACTCCAGCAAGATGGAGCCAGAGGAATTGATCTTCTGCTTTGGACCAGTCAGATCGGCTTTTAGTTGCCGGTCATTCGGTAGCGCAGCGTCTTTCAGCCACGACTTCATTTCGCCCCACAACTCTGCACGCTTGTTTTGCCACATAGCCGGGGTCTTGGACTTCCATCCGAAGTTGACGCCTCGAACTACCTTATAGCGCTGCTCTTTCAGGCGATCAAGGATGCCGTAACCGAGGCCACCTTCGTCGAGGACGACAAGCGCAGGGTTGTACTCTTCAATGGCATCAATCACGCGACCCACAATCTCCATCGTGTCTTCGCCCTTAAAGCGCTTGATAGCGATGATGTCGCGGCCTTTACGCACAGCAATTACCGTCGAGTCTGCTCCGCTTCGCGCTGGATCGACTCCAATAACGATAGGCGCTGTTTCATCCTTATACCGGGCACGAGCCATGGCCTGATCCACCAGGCTAGGCGGTATAAATTGGTCGTCACCTTCTGACGGAAACTCTCCATAGACTTCCACCTTGGCTTGCGGTGAGTCGATGCCGTATTCGTCGATGATCTGTTGATACACCGACTTATCGGTTTCTTCAACGGTGCGAGCGTCAATGTTGCGGGTGTTCCAGAACGCACGCTTAGAGTGGAACGCCTCGAAGAAGTAGCCCTCGTTACGACGGGGGTTGCTAAAGGCCATCCAGAAACGGTGCGGGGTGTTTTCCGTAAAAAAGCCTGCCGTTACCGACCAAATGGAGTCAGGGATACCGGACGCTTCGTCGAAGATCACCATAACGCCATCAAAGTTGTGGACACCGGCATACGAGTCGGGGTTCTCTTCGGACCACAAGCGACCTTCGACGGACCAGTAGCGCGTACCTTTCTTGAGGTCACGCTCAACAAGTTCGGCGAGCCACTTAGCGGGCATCACGCGGGTGGCGCTAATCTCAAACCAATGCGAGTTGATGAGTAATGCTGCCCACTTAGTAATTTCTGCCCATGTGATTGAGCGTAACTGCGCTTCGGAGTTAGCCGACACAATGGTCGTTGAGCCTATGCGGGTACTGAGCATCCAGAGGATTAGCCACGACACGAGCGCAGACTTACCGATACCGCGACCGGAAGCCGTAGCCATACGCAGGACTTCGTAGGAGGTGGCGGTCTTATTCTTAGCAACATGTGCTGCAATATCTCGAAGTATGTCACGCTGCCACTTACGCGGACCCTTGAAGTGTTCGAGCGGCGTGCCTTTCTGGCCCCAAGGGAAAGCAAGTAGCACGAAAGCCTCTGGGTCGTCCTTGATGACGGGCGACCAGAGTTTGCTCATCAGCAACTCTTCTTCTTCGGGGCTATAGATCGGCTGTTGCATTACTATTCTTCACCGCTCAATGGAGGGGCCATTGAGGACTGAATAAACCCTTTAAGGGAGCGGTTTTTAGGATCGTTTGCAATTCGCTTAAAGTTTTCAGTGTCTTTAGCGTATTGCTGGCTGGTTTCGTACTTGCTACGCCCTGTGCCAATCCAAGCACTTGCAAACGGAATGCCTAAACGTTTAGACACTTTAGACTTGTCGTAAATAGCGGCAATTAACCTGCCAGCCTCAGGGCCGTAATCAACAGAATAACGGTTATAAATAGCCACCGATTCTGGGTCATTAACGTTAAATTCGTTAGTGCCCAAGTTTTCTCGGCCTTCTTTTAACAACATAGCCGTCACTACTTCTGGCGACATGTTTTCTGCAACGCCCGGCACTTTGTTGCGAATAGCATTGCCAATAGCGGTCGAAAACAACCGGACTGATTCAGCGTTGTATTTAGACGGCAACGTTTCTAATTTCTGTTTACGGCGGTCGTAACGGTATCCGCCAATAAAGACTGGGTTGTTGTAGTTAGCCAGTGATTCGGCGTACTTAAACTTTCTACCGCCAAGTCCACCAATAGTGCGAACATCTAATTGCGGCTCTTTAATGTAAGGCGACTGAGCCAGAACATTAACGTCCGGTTTAGGTTCGTACCCAAAAAGTTGAGCCAATCTATTCAGCATTGACATGGGCAGTGTCCTTCGGTGCGTACTGTATCGCAGCGGGTTGCTCGTGCGCTAATTGATCCGGTGTAGCGTCAAATACGCGACCCGCCAAGACGCGAGATTCTGCCTCTTGCAGCGCGGCGACAATACTAATTTGCGACTTAATATCGACCTGTACTTGCTGCTTGGCGACCCATCCGTGAAGGTGGGTAAGCAGGGCGAGGGCTGCCTTGCTATCTCCCTCAAGCGCGGCAGAGCGCAGTTGAGTCGCCGCCTCAACTTCAGAGTCCGCACGACCTTTCCCCTCAGCGACCGCAGCCGCGTTATCTAACTGGCAGAGTCTACGGTACTCGACGGGCAGCAACCCAGCCGCAAAGGCCAAAGCGTCACCCTTTAGCCCAAGTTTGGCGGCATCGTAAATTTTTTGCAGAACCTCCGGCGATGCCTTCAGTTCCCGAGGCTTAAAAGGAATGGACTTAAAGGATTCTGTTACGAGGTTCATACCGGAACTCTTTGCCAGAACAGGCGGGAACGTCAGACATCCAGCCGTGGTGGGTGGCATGGGCACACCAGACCTTCTCAGCAACCCTACTCACTTCAGCAGACCAGAAACAAGATCGGCACACCAAAGCCTTGGCAGCAAACTCTAACCACTCTGCCTCAGACATTTGTATCGGCATACCGAGACTGTAACAGAAGGTTTGGCGGGGAAGGAAGGGCAACGTGCAGGGTGATCCTGCCGGGAGGCCGCGATCTCCAACTAATTTGGCTAACGCCAAACAAGCCACCCTGTCGGGAGGCAACCGTGGAGCCTGTGTGCCGAGGCGGAAGCGTCTAGGGAGAAAGACGTTTAGTGCCTTAGATGGTGGGGTCCGTCCCTTCAGTTACCTCTCGGTCGCTACCAGCGCATCTGGTCAGACGTTGCAAAAGGAATGTTAGCGGAAATTAATAAAAATAAAAAAGTTTTTGTGATGCCTTCGTAATCGTGACCGGTCAACGCCTGGCCCTACCCCCCCTGTTGTTTTCCCACCACACCTGTTGTGCGTGTACCACAAGCCTGGATGCTAATGATTCTCATCATGCGTAAGCGAATCGTTTGCAATTACTCGATGTTGCGTAGATGCAACACGTTGCGTTAGTGCAACACCTGGTAGTTGTTGCTGGATCGCAACAAGTGGTAAGGGTGCAACAAGTAGGCTTCGAGCGTTAGTAGAATCGGAAAGGGGCTGTTAGTAAGCAATCCTACATACGCTAAAAGCCTATAAAAATAGGGGTTTGCGATAGTTGTAAGTAAACTAGCAAGTAATTATCCAAGTCTATTTTATATATAGACTCGCTGTTGGCCTTATAGAAATCTCTCTTTTCTTACTTACACATACAAAACCCCCTTATTTTTCTAGGGTTTCCGCGTTAGTAACTTTTCGTTTCCGTTTTCTACTGACGTTTCCGCACTTGCTAACGCACCAGATACCTGGCGATGTTGCATACTATCTTTCGTAAAATAATCCTTTACATGATTAGAAGGCTAGGGTATAAAGGAATCGTTGACAACAACTACACGGAGCAACTGCAATGCCTTCAGTCACATTTGTACATTACGGCGCAAGCAAGACGATGACGGCAAGCCTTACGCCGTCCCGTATCTTTACCGTTGTCTACGGTGTTTCGCCTAACGGTACACAAGAAGAAGTCATTTTTAAGGGTAGCGTGTCGCAAGAAATGATCAGCAAGATCATGCCAACTGCTACCGCTAAAGGCTTCACCTCGGTTCGCATTACTCACCCGTGACGGAGCATCTAGCAATGCAAAACAATTATGAACGCGACTATAACATCCGCGCCGAACTGCCAGAGTTTGACACCTACGATGACGGACGCTTTCAAGCGTTAACGCTCACCCTTGACGATGGGCGTTACGTTGTCATTACCGACACGGGTGGGATGGATTATCCGACGTTAGATGACTTCAACGTGTGCGTATATCGCTCCGAAGAATCTTTCGGTGACGATCCGGGCGTCTCGCTCATCGCTTCCGCCACTTCTGACAACTTCAGCAACATTGAATCGGCACTCGCTGCCGTGGGGGTCTAACTATGACTCGTTTCCTAAACTCTCTTGTGTTCGTAGGCTTCACCCTCGCTTGTGTTGCCTTTGTCCTTGACGATTTCACCCTCGCTGTGGGTGGCGTTACCGTTTGGGGTATCGCTGCCCTCGTTGACTATTGCCGCAACTAACTCTCGGAGAATCACAAAATGAAAAACGAATTCTTGTTTCGTTTCGCCCCGTCGTCTGTTGTTATGGCTACCTACGTAGAACGCCGCAGACTCGCGCAGATGTTCCGCGCTTACCGCGCCGACCGTCGCAAGTATCGCGTCTCACGTATCGCTGACGGGTATAGCGTCACCTGTGGCTTTGCGACCGCCATTATCTCTCGCATCTAATTACAAACGGAGAACAATCATGGGTTACACAATCAACGACACCGAGTCCCGTTATAACGGGTGGACTAACTACGCCACATGGCGCGTTAACTTGGAGATATTTGACGAAATCAACGCCTTGGATATGTGGCCGCGTGAGGTTCGAGACGATGACGCTTACAGCCTCGGCAAACAGTTAGAAGAGTACGCCGACGAGGTCGTGACGGGAGCCGCTCCCGAAGGCTTGGCGGCAGACTATGCCCGAGCCTTCCTGTCTGACGTTAATTGGCAAGAGATAGCCGAGCATCTGTTAGACGCTATCAAGCAGGAGGCCGCATGAGGACGTTCGACGTTGTGCTAGTCGCAACCGTTAAAGAGGTCATGACCATCGAGGCGCGGGACGAAGACGCCGCCGCTGACATTGCCTTACAGATAGCCCAGTCAGGCCACACCCTCAACCGTGAAATGGGTTGGGAAGTCGAAGAAGTCAACGTAGGAGACCCCCTAGATGTCGCAGACTGAACAAATACGCGCCGCCCTGATTCTAGGGCGGTCGCTCACCCCCTTGGACGCGCTCCAGGACTACGGCTGTTTCCGCCTTGCCGCTCGGATTGCCGAGTTAAGGCGCGAAGGTATGGACATCGAGTGCGCAACCGAAACTAAAAACGGCAAGCGATATGCACGTTATTTCCTGCGGAGGCCGTATGCGGTTGCATAAACTTTGGCAGTTGGGCTATTGGTTTGCGCGTGGTGGCGACTGGCGGCACGTTCCGCCACCCAACTGGCGATCCTCACGCGCACAGCATCCGCTCTCTAACTACTGGTGAACCTATGGAAAAACCACACTTTCCAACCCTGCAAGAATTAGAGGCTCTATTTGCCGAAGACACCACACCCCTCACCTACCGCGCTCCCGTAGACCCTGCGCGGCTCCAAACGGCTGTGCGGGCGTTTATCAGCGCGTGGGACGATGACCTAACCGTGAGGGAGTTGTCGCCTTTTGTTGAAGAGGTGCGCCGCGCATTGGAGGGCAGACCGTGACAGAGTTCCACGAACGCTGGGGATTGCTTCCGACTTATCCTAAAATCACAAGATGCACCCGCAGGTATTGGATAACGTACTTGGGTCGATGTATCGATACGGCGAGGGCTACCCTATGGCGGGATTCCTGATCGCTGTAGCCCTGACGGTACTTGCGTCGATATTGTTCGACGATTAACCGAGGGGGCTTCGCGCCCCCTCTCTTATTTCACCACCTGAAGGTCAGGCTTGCCCTCGGCAACCGCTCGGATTTCCGACTTGGTGCGGTTCGCTAACTCTGGAGCAATCCAGAGATGTTTAGGAGTCTGATGCTCACGGCTCATGACTCGGCCAACGTCTTTCCATCCGCTCTCCCGCAGGGCTACGAATAACGCTTCACGGGAGGGCTTATGGCCGTCCGTCGAGGCAGCCAGTTCAGCCAGTACCGCATACCAGGGCGAACCCACAACGCCTTTCGAGAACGGCCCACGGCGTTGCCGTACCATCTCGGCAATGAACGCCTCGCCTCCGCTCATGCCGAGGTCAACCATCGCTAGTTTCGCATCGGTAATGGGCGGCACGGCTCCAGGGTTAAACGCGCTAACGTCCCTCGCATCAAGGTAGGCAGCCACGGCCTCAAACCCGCCGTTGTGATACCACTCCCACAGCCTCGCAGCCTCGTTATCCGGTAGGCGAGGGGCTTGCGACCAAATCACAAACCAGCGACGGTCATCAGCGGGTATCGTGATCGGCGCACGCTCGTTACTGAACGCTAAAACGAGAATTCTATTGATGACGTAATATGGGTGCTGCTGCTTCTTGTTGACCATCAGCAACTCGGGCGGCGCAGCGATTACGGGCTTGAGGTTGTTTTCCATCGCCCTGCGGTCATCGCCTTTTCGATAACGAATCTCATTTAGCACGATGACTTCAGACTCGTAGGTATAGCCCCACGACCCTGCGACCTCTTCAGCCCTAGCCACGGCTATGTTTCGCAGCGCATCACCGCCAATAGACCACAGGAACGGCGCCCATAACGTGTCCTTGCCCGATCCAGGTGCGCCCGTATGCAGCACGGCGTGGTTAATCTTCCGGTTCGGGTGCTGGCGTTTATAGGCCATCACGTTCAAAACGTGTTCGCGCTCGAAGTCAGTCGGAATCATGCGCTGCAAGTGCTGGAGCCACGGCGTCACATCCCCGCTCGCGCCGACTGGCCTTGCGCTCTTCCACTTGTTCACATGGGCAACGCCCGAGCGTTTCAGCAACTCGGTTTCACCAGGCGCATAGGTCAGCGCACTGGCAACATAACTGCCCATGGCCGCACGGTTCTCATCGAAGAACGTGGCCGCTTCGATACGTCGAGACTTGTTGTGTACGGAATAGCACGGCGTACCCCGAAACAGAGCGTTGAACGTCTGCCGTGAATAGTCCTGATGCGTTTGTACGTCGAAAAACAGGTCGCCCTCGGCAACGTACACAAACCGCTTGAACCAATCAGCCGGGGCTAACTGGGATACATCACCTTCCGCGAGACTTTCGTACTCATCCATTGCATAACCCCACTAATCTGCTATTCTCACGGAGCATTGCGATTTTCTCCGTGTACATTCTCCTAGAGAGTCCTTAGCCCCACTTCGGTGGGGCTTTTTTTATGTGCCGCCCATCCGTCGGTTGGCCGAAATGGTGCGCCAAGTATCAAGGACGATGCGCTCTGTCTCGCGCTTATTCGCCATCTTGCAGTACAGCGCCACAGCCGCACAGTATCGCTCATGCGCTTCCTTGGTGGCGTGGTGGGTCGCGGCAATCGCTTGCCGCTCCGCCACCGTACCCTCGGCGTGAGTGAAGACGGCCTCACGGGTCGCCTTCCAGCCATACTCAGCACGCTCCATCTCAGCCTTCGCCAGCGCACACGGCTCGTCAGTATCGACGAGATACCGCAGCGCCTTCTCGGCTCTCTCTTCGCTGATCATTAGAACCCCAGCGGATCGTTCAGGTCAGCGCTTGCCCAGTTCTCTTCAGTCAGCCCTGCCGCTGGTGCGGGCTTCGGCGGAGCCTTTTGGCCTTCCTTCAACTGGACACTAATGGACAAAAA